TAATAGTATTGTTACCTATGCTTCCTGGCCTTTTTCTACTCTTTCTAACCTTTCAATTCAAGTAATAACAGGAAATCTTGAGTCTGTTCCTTTTACCGCTGTAGCTGATCGAAGTACCGACACTCTTATTACTAACGTCATCGCTAAAATTGAAAATTCGGGATATATTAGAGCTAAAAATGCTTTTGAACAACCTCCTTTGGTTCGTCTTTATGATATTTTTTATCCTGGCGAGTGGTATCCTCCTAATGCTTTTGGTAATCCTTCTAAGGCAGGCCAAGGTCTGGCGTGGCCCTTCGGATTTCCCTATCGATTTGCGGAAGTGAGAGGCGATATCATTTCTGATATTAGTTATCGTGCGTGGCACGATGGCGATGCTTATATGTGTTATCCTATAGATTCTGGAAGTATTGGTTTAAATCAAACAGGAGAAATTACTGAAACTAGTGTTACAATTTCTAATTTTGATTCGTTAATTGCTCAAGTTGTAGAAAATTCTTTTCTAGTGGGAAATTGCGCCAATGCTAATACGGGAACAGTTAGTTTTGGTTTAGTTCATAATTTAGATCCTTCTACTATAGTCAACCATACTAATGACCCTTACGGAAATAATTATGATCAGTCAGTAGTTGATTCGACTTATGGAGGTATTGCTAACTCTGCTATTACATATGATCGGTGTATTAAATTAAAAGGTACTTGGACCGAGGGCAAACAAGATTCACGAGATTTACTGGGTGGAATAGTAAGAATTAGAAGCACTTTTGCTACTTTTTTAGATTACTGGCCTGAGTATAGTAGTATTCGGTCTATAACAGGTAACGTGGTGGAATTATATTCCACTGCTCCATATCGAATTAATGATAATGTTACGATTAAAGGAACTCGCGGTAATTATGCTACGGTTAAAAACATTGTAGGTAACTTTATAGAACTGGATTCGTCTTTAAATATTGGGGTGGGAACTAATTTAATGATTGTTAATCCTGATGCTGATCCTGATGCCTATGTGGAAGATGTGTTTAAGGTGGACAAGTTAAATGCCCTTGATGGAGCATTTGCAGAATTTAGTTTAACAAGTTGGTTACAATATTTTAAATTATCTTTTCCTCGTCGAAAATATTATAAGAATACTTGTCCTTGGATATATCGTGGAGAAGAATGTCAGTATCCAACTAGTGGAACCGGTTTAATACCTGGAACGTCTGGAACAACGGCTTTAACAGCTAACGGTTTTTGGACTGTTAAAAATGTACAGGTAGATACTGTTTCAGCTAATGATGAATGTGCCAAAAGTTTTACAGCTTGTAAATTACGCAATAATCAGATTCATTTCGGTGGATTTATTGGGACTGGCAGAACTGTTCCTAAAGGTTAGATGCAAAAATATAGAAAATATCTTGGAATAAAACATGATTATCATAATACAAATTGTATTACATTAATTGCAGATATTTATAAAAACGAATTACAGAATGAAGATACTTTTAAAGAAATTTGGGATTATTTAGATATTAAAGAAGGCCATCCAGAACAAGAAGAGAAATGGTGGAAGTTTTTTGACTTAAAAAGATGGAATAAATTTTTAAAAGAATATTGTAAAAAGATAGAAAATCTTACTGAAATACAAGAATATGATGTAATTATATTTAGTGCTTCTCGCAGACGAATTCCCATTCATTTTGGGATGTATATTGGACAAAATTATATGATTCATCTTGAGGAAAATAGCACTTCAAAAATAGAAATGTTAAATGATACTTGGAGGGGAAAGATTCATAGTGTCTACAGAAGAAAAATGGTATGAGAAATATGAGGGACTTCCTTTTGCAATGTTTGGAGAAAGTCCTGAAAAAGGTATTGATTGTTTTAATTTAATTCGTCATATTTATCAACAAGAATTAAATATTAATATTCCCTATGTTACTACAGATTTTTGTAATATTTTAGATAACCAATGGTACAATAAAACACAAGAAAGATGGATTGATGGTGCGGCTACTTTAGAATATGGATGGGAAAAAATAACTGAACCCGATATTTTTAATGTTATTACTATGACCATCGGTTCTACTAATTGCACTAATCATTGTGCTCTTTACGTTGAAACAGATAGAATATTACAAACAATGGATGATCATGTATCATGGGTTGCCCCTTATGGACGTTATTATCAACAATATACGATAGGAATTTATAAATGGAATCCACTACATATGAAACTTTAGTTAAAGATATGCAAGAACATGCGGAACTTGAAAATCCCAAAGAGTGTTGCGGACTTATTACAACAGATTTTGAATACGTTCCTTGTGAAAATCTGTCTCCTCAACCAGAAGATTTTTTTGTTTTAGACCCCCTTGCACTTGTAGAACACATTGACGATTGTTGGGGAATCTTTCATTCACATCCGGGTCAAGATAATCCTTTACCCAGTGAAAATGATATTGCTAGTACTTCTTTTGAAGAGTATAATTTTTTAGTGGGATGGAAAGAAAAATTTTATATATACTGGTATGATACGAATGTTGAAGCCTTAAAATTTGAAAAATTAACAAAGGATCACTTATGCAAAACGTAACTTTAAAATTTCATCCTAATATTCAAAAATATACTAACGGGATAAGTGAGCATACGGTAAATGTAATTGATTTAGTAGATATTCGTAATTGCTTGGAACATCTTTTTCCTCGTTTAAGTTGGCATATTCGTCGAATTAGATCGGGTGTAAATCGTTCTGAAAATATGGCATTAGTTAATAAACATAAACGACTATTACAACAAGAAGATTTCATGTTAAATCGATTACAAAAAGATGATACTGAATTTCATGTAGTTCCTCTTTTAATTGGTGGGGGCGGCGGGGGTAAAGGTCAAATTATGATAGGCATCGCTATCATTGCTATTGCTATAATTGCAAGTGGAGGTACCTTAGCAGCACCATTCTCTGGTCTGACCACCACCGCTGCTGGGACTACTACTTTAACAACGGCCGGAACTTTTGCGATGATGGGTGCCGCTATGGTGGTTAGTGGAGTAATAGCTATGATGATGAAACCTCCTAAACTAGCGACGGAGGGGCAACAAACTAGTGATGCTGAATCGAGAGATAATAAAATATTTGGTGGACTCACTAACACTATCGCTTCTAATACTCCTATTCCTATGATTTATGGTAGAACGCGAGTAGCAGGTCAATTTATAAGTGGAGACATTCGAACTTATGAACATGGTCGTAATGAAACTGTATTAGTTAGTAGTTTATTTCCGTCAGGGGCTTCTTAAATGGCACAAGTTCAAATTGCAACACCTTTTGGTGCTCCTTTAATTTGGGGAGCCAAGGGTGGTTGTTTTCCTTCTGACACTCAAATTTTGACTCCAACAGGAAGTCTTGCTATTGACGATTGTCAGATTGGAGATAAAGTTTTATGTTATACACCGGACGGTGACGTGCTCACTCGTCCGATAACTGAAACATATACTCATGGAAAACAAGAATTATTACAATTTGTATTTGGAGCCAGTAAATTAACTTTGACACCTAATCACTGGGTATTAAAAGAAGACGGACACTATGATTATGCTTCCGAATTTGAAAAAGGAGATCATCTCTTAGATTTAAAAGACGATAAGCAAAAAATATTAGAAATTAATTTATTACCTGCAGAAATAGTTTATACTTTAACTGTTAAAGACTATCATACTTTTTTTGCTAATGGATTTCGAGTTCATAATAAGGGAGGAGGAAAAGGCGGAGGTTCTCCAGCTCCCGCTCCTACAGAAGAACCTAATAACTTATTTTCTACAGATATTGTCCTTACTACTATTGCTCTGGGAGAGGGTCCGATCTACCGTATTAATCCACTAGGTCCGCAAGATATTGAGATTAATGAAGGAACTGTGGATGATTTAATTAATATAGATGGAGATGGGGAAGAAAATACAGATGTTTTTCAATCTATAGAAAGAACAGGAACTTTGACTCAAGTAGAAATGCCTGTTTTTGGAAGCCGCACAGTAATTCCTCAATCTTTAGCTTCTCAAATTAGCTTGCGTCAAGGAAATATAAACGGTGTTCCTGCATCTGAGGTGACTTTCCAAAATACAAGTGCCGATGATTATTCGGAACTTGTTTTCACTCTTCAAATTAATCAATTATTGAGAATGGATGAGCAAGGCAGCGTATTTAATTATAATGTAAGTGTTAAAGTTACTGTTTATGATCGGACCGGAACTACTGTAATAGGGGATCCAATAACAAGAGAATTTTTTAATAAAACCAACGTTCCTTATGCTTTTCAATTGATTTATCCTATTCCGAAAGCAGATAGAAGTACTCGTGGTTACAAATTTTCAATTCAAAAAGTATCTCTCGATTCTGCTTCTTCGAAAATACAAGATCAAATATCTTTTCGAAGTTGGTTAGAAATAAAAGAAGAACGAACGGCATATCCTCGTACTGCTGCTGTTGGCTATGCTCTTAAAGCACATAACGAACATGTAGGAGGAGTTCCTACTTTTACGAGCGTAATAAAAGGATTATTAGTTCGAGTTCCTTCTAATTATGATCAACCTATTTTAAAAAATGGAGAAATTGATTGGGCTGAACTTGAATTGCCAGAATCAGGAGTACATAGTTATGTAACTAACGGTTATCGTTTACAGTCTTCTGGAACTAATACTGTTTTAAACACACTAAATCCAACAATTTATAAACAAATATGGGATGGTACTTTTGTTTATTCTTGGACTCAGAATCCTGTGTGGATTATTTTTGATCTTTTAACTAATAATACTTATGGTTTAGGAATTCCTTTGAAAAACATTGATAAATTTCAATTCTATAAAATAGCTCAATATTGTGATGGTGTAGATAGTCAAACAGGACAGTGGGCTGGAGTTGATGGATTTAGTGACGGCGCGTATCGGCAGAAACCAAGGCTCCAATTTGAGGGTATTAGGGAAAAATTAATAGGAATAAATGAAGGAATAGCTGTTAAAGAACGCCGATTTATTTTAGATATAATACTTTCAGATCAACAACAAGCTATGGATTTACTTGGTCAAATTTGTGGAACTATTAGAGCGGTTATAATTTATAGTGGAGGTAAATTATCGTTACAGATTGATATGCCCGATGAAATTCCAGTAATGATATTTAATGAATCTAATATCAAACCAGACTCATCAATAATAAGTGGAACTAGTGAATCAGAAATTATTACAGGATTGGATATTAATTATATAAATCCTTCCAACCATTATAAACGCGAAACCATGCGAGTTGACGATCCGACAGCAGTATCAGCTTTAAATCAAATAGAAAATATATCCAGTGCAGATTTACCCGGAGTAACAAGGCGGAGTCAAGCTATGCGGTTTGCTCAATACCTCATTGCATCAAGCAAGTATATTCGTCGAAAAATTGGATTCCAAACAGATACATCGGCACTATCTTTAACTCCTGGTGATTTGATTGCTGTTCAACAGCGAGTTATTGGAACAGCGTGGGGATATGGAGGTCGAGTATCAGCGAATGGAAGTTTAGTAGGTTCTAGTTCTAGGTTTACAGGACAACATGCTAATGTTACTCTAGAACATTTTACGAGTCCCGCCATTACAGATTCTACGTTTACATCAAATACTT